TTCTTCAGCTTCAGTCTCGACCGTCTCATCATCGGTTTCGACTTCGTCTTCCTCAGGGCTTTCGGATACCTCTTCAGGGTCCTCTTCGCTCCATCGAGACAAGAATGCTTCTGCTGCGTCGCCTTCGGTAAAGTTGAGGGCGGCAGCGGTGTTGCTGTCCACGCCCGATTGGGTGGTGGTTGTCATATTGGTTTACTCTTTAGGGGAAAGTAACTGCGTCTTTTGGTAGACCCAGTCTTTTAGTTCTGCGGTAACGTCTTGCAATGCCCGAATGGCGAAGAAGGCCAGTTCGCGCTTCTCTTTCTCTTCAGGTTTGCTAAGGGTGATTGCCTGCAGGTGTTCGTTGTATAGCTCGTTGATGGCAACCGTGAAGGCCTCTGTTTCCAGAAGCACTTCAGCGGCAGTTCCACGTTTGAGCGTGAGTTCTTCGCTCATGTCTTATCAGTTAGGGGAGACAATCGCCTTAGCGGACTCAGGGTTAGCCGCAGCCATTTCCTTAGCCTGTGCCATCTCTTCAACAGCGATAGCAGCCTTGGAGGTGACTTCGTATTCCCTGATGTCAAGCTCGCGGTCCTTGATGGCCTTCTCGAGTTGAAGCTTGAGTTGATCAAGTTGGGCCTGCATCTGTTCGATACTGATGTGACCTGTAACCTTGGTAGACGAGGTTTTAGCAACAGCTTCCTGCACGGCAACCTTGCGTTCCTCGAGTTGCAGTTCCTTCATCTTGATCGGATCAGGCTGCTGCGGCGGGAGGGTCTTAGGATCAGTCAGGACGAGTTCAGTCTGCTTCACGCCCATCTTCTCGACATACATACGTGCGAGGTTGTAGCGGTTCTGCTCACCAAACATGCGGGCATTGTTCGGATCCTGTCCGAGGACCTGACCGATACCAAGGATCTTCTGGGCTTCCTTCTGTTGCTCGTTGGCCCCAAGGTGGAGTTCCACGGTGCAAGTGACTTCCTCGGTCCACTCTTCAACTTGAACAGGGACGAAGTTGCCAGCGACACGGAGAACCTTCTGCTGCTTCTCGTTCTGGATGACCAGTCGGTAGACCTCGAGATACAGAGGCTTGATGAACTGGTTAGCGAAGTTGCGGGCCATGATCTTCTCGCGTTGCTGCGAGAGGGTCACGAGACCTTCCACCATGCCTTGCGAGTTCTGCTTCGACAGGGCATCCTTATTGAGACCTTGGGACAGCTTCGAGACACCAGTGACCTCTTCCTTCTCCTCATCGAGAAGCTGGAGTGTCTGGAACACGAAGGGATTCAACCCAGGCTGCGGGAGCGGGATGAGACCATCAGGACGCGTGACGTTGACCAAACCACCAATGCGGTTCTCTAGGAGTTCCTTGGGGTTCGTCAGGGCGCCCTTCACAACCATCATGCGAGGGTTGTTCGTGATGACCGTGTGGTCGAGGATGCCTCGGGTCAGCACAGTGCGAGCGTTCTGCGTGGGGATCACTCGGGCCGCATAGTTCGAACCATAGAACGCATGGGGAACCGGAGTCGGACAGAAGTGCAGGAAGGGCTTCTTGTCCACTTCCTCTTTGTCGAGGATCACCGAGCCAGCCATGGTGACCTTCCAGAGCTTCGTGACGCCCGTACCCTTCATATCCAGGTACAGGTAGCACTCGTGGACCAGGACACCCTCAGAAGCCTCTTGCAACTCCGAGTCTTCATCACTGAGCAAGGAGGCCCCGATGTCCTGGAAGCGAGTGATCTTCTCCGGGTCCATGTTGAGCGAGTCGTCCGAACCTTCACCGCTAATCTCAGCGATCTTCTTCGGGTCGTACCCGGCTTCCTTGAGGTCCGATTTGGTCTTACGGGTACGGTGAGCTACGAACTCAGCGTCTTCAATCGAGGAAGCCGTGGAGGTGATCAGGAACTCTTCGGGAGGGATGTTGACGATCTTGACTTGCGAGCGGTCAACCTTGCGGGTGAGCGTGCCTTCACAGAGGCCTGTTTCTTCGTCGTGCTCGATCTCGATACTGACCACATCCGGCTGTTCAGCGAGGAGGTCCGCCTGTTCGATAGGGATATCGTCAAACGTCTCTACGACTTCCTCGTCACAGTCTTCCCAGTAGACCTTCACGATTCCCACGCGGGCGATAAGGCCATCGTGGATCAGTTGGGAGAAGATGCTGTACGAGTCGTTCTGCCTGTGGACCACATAGTCCGCATAGGCCGTAGCGATCTTCATCGCATCGACATCGTTAGCCGTTTGCGGATCGAAGGAGACGATGTTGTTTCCTGCGGAGAACGTCTCGAGCAAGACGGCCTTCAGGGATTCCACGGCGTCAAACACATCCATCGAGACGTACTTGCTGTTCCCTGCGTGCGATGGAGCAGGCTTGGTGCCCTGGTAGTAATCAAGCACGTTCTGGCGCTCGTCGGAAAGCTTGGAGTCGTAGTAGACCGACGAGGTCTTAATCTGCCTCTCGACAAGGACTGCCAACTCTTCCTTCGACACCGGCTTGAACTTGTCTGAAGCTTTAGCCATTGTTTAAATCATCTCAAAGTAGAAGTCATCGGTAACCGCGATGGGTACGTAGTGACCTTCGTGAATAAAGTTCGCAATCGCTAGGGACATCACGCAATCATCGAAACACCCTGCTTCCGCCTCAAGCTTTCCATCATCTTTGACCACATAAGTCATACACTCACGGAGGGTGAGCTTGTCGTTGACTGTGATGTCGTTCTCCCGCAGGGCTGCGCGGAGCTTGTCGATAATGAGAGGCTTGGTCTTGACCGTAGTACGGAAGCCATAAGTCACGGTCTCCGCTTCGGTCTGCTTGTCTACCTGTGTTTCGAAGTAGATATTTGGGTACGCAAGGTCTTTGCCGAGGCGAGTTGCTGTGAGAATGCCGTGGTTGTTGTTTTCCACTGCGATCTTGGCTGTGTTGAAGAAGTAGCCAAGTTTCTCTAGGACGGTCGCAAAGTAGTCAGGGTGAACCTGAGACCTGTAGATACCAACCTGCTGTTTCTTGCTGTCCAGGATCTGCGCTACGGACCAGTCGCCACCTCGGACACCCATGGCAACGTCTGCGCCAATGTAATAGGTCTCCCCGGGCTGATGGTGCTGATAGAGCATCAGGGACCCTCTCGGAGCCTCTTCGAACTCTTCGCTGATTAGCTCGAGCCTGGAGACGACCTCAGGAGACTTCTCGATGAGACCTTGGAGTTGCTGTGGGTTGAATACAGGTCGCCCAGAGGTCAGGAAGGCTTCGTCAGCGTGGCACGGGTATTCCTGTTGGAATAACTCGAGGCCGTTGAGGGCAATCTTGCGGCGACGGAACATTAACTGCTCGTCATCGAGACCATACTTCTCGACTAGCTTGTCTTCCTCAGGGGTCCGTTCGAATCCCTTGGGAACGGGTACTCGGTACTCCTTCTGGATGAACCAAGGGATGAACACAGCCTCGTATTCGTTGGTACCATTGACTGCATTCGTCCAGATTTCATGGAAGGGGTTTCCGATCCCGTTGGCTGTGCTCTCTACGAACACGAAGGTGCCTGGGCTATTCGGAATGGCCTGCGTGAGACCGTTAATGTTGTCCCTCGCGGTCGCCGGGGGATAGAAGGCAGCTTCGGACAGGTGAGCCAACTGAATGGTTTCACCACGACCGATACCCTCACCGCCTGCAGTAGCCACCATGTAGGAGCTATCTAGGAGGTCGAATGCGAGTTCTTTCCGCGAGGAATACTTCGTGTGGGGCTTAAGGATCTCAGGGCACTGTTCGTGGTACCGTTTGGTCATGTCGAACAGGGCCTTCGTGGATTCCCCCAAATGGGTCATAACGATGGCTTTGGTAGCCTTGTGCTGCGAGGTCCACCAGTAAAGGATGCCTTCGATGATGGTAGAAAGGCCCTGCTGGCGTCCCTTAAGGACAACCACGCGAACCCTTCCGGTTCTCTGAAGTTGGTCAATGACCGTCTTCATGAAAATCTTTTGTGCTGCATTGAGGACGAGGGGCGCGATGGTCCCCTCTTTCGTTCGGATCTTTAGAGCGTGTCGCGCATAGAACTCGAAATCCTCATAGAGCCTTTTGCGAACCGCTCTTTGATCACTCACTTATCCAAGTCTCCTGCAATTTCACTAAGAAAGTCTTCAGCCTTCTTAACGGTCACATTGGTCTCCGCTGCGGGCTTCGCCATCGACCACTCAAGGACAGTCCGCGCGAACGCAAGTTTGTCCTTGGGCAGAAGATCCTTGCGGCGCATCTCGGTGACCACGGTTTCAAATGCTTCCCGAGCCGCTGCATCCTTCGGGATCACGATTCCTTTGTCTTCCATAGCTTTCACAATTACCTTCGCCTCAGCCGCAGCCTTGGCAATCATTTTCTTTCGACGGTACGCAGAGAAGCCATCAGTGGCTCCCTTGGGACGGCCCTGCTTACCTATGGCATTCTTCCGCCACTCAGCAAGTTGAGCACGTCCCTCAGGGGTTTCAGCCATTACTGCGAACAGGGGCTTCTTTGACTTTTGTGTTCCCTTTGGCCGGTTTGCTCGTGGCTTTTTCGGTTGCTGCTCCAAGAGTTCCCTCCAGTTGAGATACACGGTCACCAATCGAGCGGAGAACCGCTTTCAAGGTGGCATCAGACGAGGGGTACAGGCCTTCATGGGGAAGCCGAAGCAACACTTCGGTCCCAATCACAGCCTTTTCCTTATCAGTTAGAAAACTCGACGCGTAGACTTCATCGAACGCCGAGAGAATGGACAACATTTCGGTTACTTTCATTTAATTCTTGCCGTAACCCGCCAGAGGCTTGATGAGCTTCTTGATGTAAGCAGCTTCCTCAGGACTTGCAGACGATAGGTGGCTCTGTACAAGCGCCATCTTTGCCGAACGAGATTTGAGGCTACCAACCTGCATAGCGAGGGATTTGAGTTCGTCGGAAGGAGCCTTCGCAACCGCGAGGTCCAGTGCCTTGCCAGCTTGGCGGACGGTTTCCTGGTAAGCAGGACTAGCGGAGCCACCTGTGGCAGCCGAGAGGGCACCTTGGGAACCCTGCATCTGCTTGCCGATGTACCCTTGTTCCTTCATGCCCCGAAGGCCATTCTGGACACCATAGAAGGCGCTCTCGTCACCGATGAGGCCTGTCCTACGTAGTTCATCAGCGTGAGGACCCAGTACCGGGTGATTCGACAGAGCGCGGAGACCTTGATTAGCTTCCTTCGATGTCAGATTGAGTCCCGAAGCGCCGCCTTGAAGCAACTGTTGGTAACCACCGCCCAAGGGCATACGGGTAGCCTTGGACATAGCATTGCGCGACGCTTGGGCCTTTGCAGCGAGGTCTGCGGCATTAGCCTGCGCTGCAGCAGCAGTTTTAGCTTTCACCGCGTCTGCTGCGGCCTTTACCTGGGTATTCTCCGCATCTTTGGCGAGCGCCTGTCCTACCTCAGTACCAAAACCAGCCCGCGAAGCATTCTGAGCCTGAGTAGCCGCAGTCTTCTCTTGGAGAACCTTGAGTGCCTGAGCGCCCTTGGACGGCCCGAGTTGCTCGAGGACCTTATCGGCCACCGGGGCTTGCTTGATGAGCCTCTGGATCGCAGCTTCACGCGTCTCCCGGCCGCCCGCAGCGTTCACCACGAGGTTACGCACAGCTTCGATGGGGATCAGGTTACGTGCGGCGACCCGAACGGTCTTTGCGAGGATTCCGTCAGAGGCAGGCTTCGCAGCGGTCTGTGCAGCAACCGTGGTCTGCTTGTTGATGATGGCCGCAATATCCGGGGGGAGTTTCGCTAGTTGTTCATCACTCAGTGCTTGGCCTCGCTGGAGAGCCGTGCGAATCCCAGGGTCCGCAATGTGATCCATGGCCTGAGCCACGTACCCATTACCTATTGCGTTAGCCTGCTTGGCACCAATCGCCTTACCACCCTGTGCTTCCCGACTGGCGAGGCCCGTGAGGTCCTTAGTAGCCTCAGCGACCCGACGAGCGCCTTCCTCGCCGTGCTCCTTGACATACGAAGCTACCTTCTGGGACATCGTGGCAGGCAAGACGGCAGCAAGCGGACCACCGATGGCAGCGCCCACGCCTGCGCCTATTCCAGCAGACTTAGCCTTGTCGCCCAAATCGTCAGAATCGTTGTGACCAAGGCCCGATGCAGCACCTTCAGCAGCCCCCGCACCAGCCCCGTAGAGAGCGCGTAGTGCCCTGGAGGCACCCACAGGAGCCTGAGCGGCCTTGAGGACGCCCAAGCCCGGTACAGCAGCGCCCGCGAGCGTTCCCATTACCTTCGCACCTGTAGATGCAGCGTCGTCCTTCTTTCGCTCGTTGGCTAGGTTCTGGTCGTAGGTGGTGCCATTGGTTCGACCGGTCAGTTCGTCCATCTTGGCCGCGAACTTGTCAGCGAGGCCGAAGGTAGCTGTATCAGCGATGTGCCGAACAGTGTCATCGACCTCACGGAGCCAACTATGCGGTTCTTCCTTCTTTGCGGCAGCCACAGAATCCTTGGGAACTGCGGGATTCGCTTGGGCTGCAGCAGGTTTCGCGGGGGAAACCGTAGGAGCAGCGGGATTCGCTTGTTGACCTTGTTGCTGGTGCATCTGCGAAACGTACTTCAGGGTTTCATCAGGGAGGTCCTCAAGCTTGGCGCCATTGGCGATCCACTTGTCGGCGTGCCCAGGCCCCCAGTTATACGCAACCGCAGCCGTGATCGGGTCCTTGTACTTCATGTGCAAGGCCGCGTAGTAATCGCGACCCGCGCGGGCTGTATCCTCAGGAGAACCGTCCGATGGGCGCACGCCGAATCCGGGGTCCTTCTGAGTGGCGGGCATGACTTGCATCGAGCCTTCCGCACCACTTGCCGGGTTGACGATACGTGCCGAATCCGATGCACCATTGGACTCGTTGTGATGAACGGCCTGAGTGCTGCTATAAAGTGCCTTCAGGTCATCATCGGACATACTCGAGAGGTCTAAACTCATTTCAGGAGTCCTCGTCTACGCATTTCTGCAGTTACAGCGTCAACGTTCTGGACGCTAGAGGAGCCTCCAGAGGTAACCGGAGGGGGTGTTTGAGGCGTGCTACTCGTGGCTGTGTCCAACTGGGTCGCATACTTTTCCCGTACACGGGCGAGTGCTTCCTTGTTGCGGGCGTACCAGTCTTTAACCACAGCAGGGTCAGCACCCTTGGCCGGGACATTCTGCGAAAGCAGTGCCACGTCCTTGTCCGATGCAGAACCCGGGAGTTGCTTGATGTTCTCAAGTATCCCCTTGACGTTAAGTTCCCCGATCTGTTGATTGTCGATGGCGATCTGAGGGTCAATAACACCCGCGATAGCACCGCCGATACCGCCAGTGACAGCAGCAGCACGATGGCCGTTACCGTAGCGCTCGATTGCAGGGCCTGCAGCTTCGAACTGATGGATTGCAGCATCAATGCTGTCGAGACCCGCTTTTGCCTTCTCTGCCTTAGCACGGTTCTCCGTCTCAACCTTGCCCTGTTGCTGGAACATGTTGGAAGCCTGAAGCTTCATGATGGCAGCCGTGGTCGCATCGAGCTTCTGTTGCGAGACGTACTTGGCAACCTCATCGTTGCGCACGACCTTCTGGGTCCCGTTGGAGAACTGCAGGAGCGAGAAGGCCCCATCGGCCAGCGGGGTTACCTTGGGCTGGTTGAGAGCGCGATCCTTGTCGGTGCGATCATCGTAGGCGTTATTGAAGCCTGAGACACCGGCAGCTAGGCCTTCCTTCAGGTTCTTGGCACCGAGGAGCGCAGCGCCACCATTGATCAGCCCGTCATAGATCGAGTTCTTATCACCTCGAGCCTGGAAACGGTCCATCATGCTAGGACCTTGGGGAGCCTGAGGAGCACCTTGGGGAGCACCTTGGGGAGCCATTGCGGAACCCATAGGCCCTTGAGGAGCCTGGGGAGCCATGGCCTGATCCATAGGACCCTGCTGCTGCTGTGCCTGTTGTTGCGCCCTGAGGGCCTCGAGGACGTAAGGGGGAACCTGCTCACCTTCAGCGGGGTCCCCTGCGTTGACTGGAGCTACGTCAGGGTTCGTGCCGCCCATGGCTTGCGCGATGAGCGAGTAGTAATCTTGGGGGTTGTACGCCATGGATTTCCTTAGCCGTAAGCATCGACGCTATCGAATGCACCAGCGCCTGTTACGTTGTTGTAACCACCCTCAAGCCCCGGCATCGCCGCAGTGGTGTTATTGAAACCACCGAGCTTCCCGTAAAGACCTGCACCAGCCGCAGCACCACCGAGGGCACCTTGGATACCCGACGAGACCGGCGACGAGACCTGTCCAGATACACCAGTGCCACCGTAGGAACCATTGATGATCGACATGTACTTCTGAAGGAGATCAAGGTTCGTGTTCTGGCCTTCTGTGTACGCTGCCTTGTTGGCATCAAGGTTCGCTTGGGCGTTGGTCTGGTAGACCTGTCCAGCAGCGTTGAGTTGGTCGAAGTTGTTACCGTTCGCCTGTTGGGCACCTGTGAGGGAACCAACACCTTGACCATAGGCAGTGCCGAGTTGCTGATTGACGGTGCCAGCGAGGGCTTGCTGAGTGTTGTATTGGGACTGAGCAGTACTAAGGCCTGTGTTGAACAGGTTGCTTCGGATACTCGAAGAAATGTCTGCAAGACGATCCGATGCACCACGTTCAGCGATACC